ACTTCAGGAACAACTGGCGGCGGCACGGCGGGAGCTCAGATCTTGGGAGCGTTACGAATCCAACATCAGCGATGCGTTGAATTCCGGCGACGGAACGTATCGGCCCTAATCATCCGTGAGCCACAGCACCAGCACGGCCACGAGGCATACCAGGCCCATGATGACCCAGTCGGGCAAGCCCATCAGCCTATCACTTGAAGGCGTTTTTGAGCTTCGCCCACGCCCGCCGCCACCAGGGGCGGGGATCAGGGGGTGTAGGAGGTAGCGTCATCTGCGCCTACGCAGGCCGCGAAAGAACGCTGCAATGGCTTGTAGCAAGCGGCTGAGGGCTTCCATCAGGCTGGCACATTCCCGCGTTTCTGGAGCCATGACCAGGCAATGCTTATAGCCAGCATCCCTATCCCGCCCGCCGCTTCCACCAGCACTTCTGTCAAACTTGCGGCTTGATCCGCCGTCAATACATCCCTGCCGACCAAGTATCCGCCAAATGCCCCTAATAGATGTCGCAGCAACAGGCCAAGAGTTACAGCAGATGATTTCATTTCACATCCTTCCACGGAAAAAAATGATGTAAATATATACCACAACACATCCCACCATTAAGTAATCTAGCCAAGTCATCTTTTCCTATTCTTCTCCAGCTCCATCTGCAACATCTGTCGCTGATGTTCGTTTATCATGTCTTTGACTGATTCGACCTTACGTTCTAACTCTCTGCGCTCTCCGCCTGCATAATCCTTGTTATCGAGAATGAGTTTATGCAACTCCCCATCTCTGTACTCTATCTCTTTCAGCGCCGTTTTTATGTCACCAATGTCGGCTTTCGTCTGTGCTATCTGCTCAGCCACCGTACTCAGCTTTAGTTGCAATGCCAAAATGGCAGCGACAGAGGCGGCACCTATCGTCTTTAACGCTTCCCACAGCCATCGTTCATAGCGAATCTTGCTGGATGCGTTTTCATGGGCGACTGGCACTTTTTCATTCTTTACCGCCGAGCAATGGCGGAATCATTGATTGTCCAAGAACACCACCAGACCCCATAAATGCGGACTCTACTCCGTATCTGGTCCATGGTCCTAACATTTGATTTCCTGCCCATACCTTACCTATAGGGTTAAAGTAAGGCTCATACAAACCTTTGTTCAATGCATATTCCCCGATCATTCTTGATGGAGATGCCAAACGTTCTGCTGTGCCAGATCTTCCAAACGCTTTCGGGAATGCTTTATCCATTTTGGCACCGATAACCAATGGACTTGGATCAGCACCACGCGAAAGCGCCTGGATTTCTGTTTCCTTTAGAGCATTGTAGAGATTACGTCCGCTCACATCTCCATTAGCTGTATTCACAATATTTTGTTTCATTGCAAGCAGAATGTACTTCCAGTTCTTCCGTGCCTGCGTAAGCGCAGCCTGTTCGGCGCCTGACAATCCTTCCATCAACGCATCATCAACAACGTTTTTAACGTTTGCTAATGCAATAGCAAGCCCTCTATCTCCTGTCGCTGAACGGAACTGCGATTCCGCTGCTTGCCTAAGTTGAGTTGAGATAGCAACAAGTTGTTCCTGAGTGGCCCCCTGTGAAAATAACTTGTCCACATCCTGTATCAATTCATGCTTCGGAAAATCAGCAACAATACCCCTGGATTTAGCAATTGCAGCATTCAGCCCATCCTGGGCGGTTTGTGTATTGAACTTTGCAGGAACAGGTTTAGCAATACCAGCATATATACCGCGTACACGTTGTAATGATCTTGCCACAACACCTTCATCAACAGTATCTGCTGTCTCGCCCATTGCTTTCGCAAATTCCCTGTTCAGCTTGGTCTGATTCCACATTTTGATATTTGCAACTTTTTGCGTTGCGAAAATATTGGATTCAGCCCCGGCCTCAATCATGTCTTGAGCTTTGCTGCCGGTTTTCATACTTGGAAAGGCTTTGTATCCTGCCTTGACACCTTCTTTAAGAGCCTCTTTTTGAGCCGGATTGATATATTGTTTACTTGTTGGTGTAATAGCTTTTCCTACCATCTTTCCTAGAACTTGCCCTGCTTTCCCTCCTATATATGCTTCACCAGCACTCATTAACTGTTCTTTCGTCGTAGGCTTCCACTGCAACCCAGCTAACAGTGCTGTTCCTGCAGGGCTCCCGCCCATGCCATACCAGGCAATATCCCCAGCAACTTGTTCCATTGGATATGCTGTTTTCTGTTGCTGATATAACCTTGTATTTTCCTGTTGTTGTCTGGCAATTTCGGCTTTACGCTCAGAAGAAGTCCCAGGATATGCAGTCTCAAGACCAGCCGCAGCCAAATCCGCATTACGACCAAGAGCAATTGCCATTGCTTGCGGAGATGGAAGATATGGGGAACTTGGTCCTACTTTATGTTCCATTTGCGCTTGTTGTTGTTTACGCAATGCGTCAGGCAAGTCTTCTAATGGCACAACATTAGATGGTTTCGCCCTTAGTTCGTCCGGAAGATCATCAAGCGGAACTGGAGTGCCCATCATTCATATTCCCATTGTCCATTACGATAGATCATTGGCTTGCCAGACTTTGACCGCATTTTCTGAATTGGCGGTTCTTCCACGGATAACGGATATGGCAATGTTTCACTGGGTATCTGAGATGCTTTACGATTAAAATTCTGAATGATCGTTCTTGAAGCCCGTTCGTTAATATCCAAAATCCTATTGATACTTGCTTCGTTCATAGTTATCTTTCCGCCAGCCGCAGCCATCGCAAATTCTCTGTCAGCATCAGATAACCCAGTGCCAGCACCAAACGCTTGGATAATTTGAGCTACTTGTTTAGCTTGTGCTGCAGCAAATGCTTCTGAGTTGGCAATTGCATCTGGATTATAATTAATACCAATTTGTTGCAACGCCTTTCCAAATCCTACACGAAAATCTGCACCAAACCCGGTAATCATTCCGCCTGCGAGTAACTTACGTGCTTCCCCGATACCGCGCAAACTTGTTGCTGCATCTTCAGCAAGTTGTTGTTGCTCAGAAAACTTTGCGGCTTCTTTTTCACCTAATCCTTTAAAAAAGGCTTTTTGAGATGTTCCGGTAGTATCCACATGTACTACTGCTGCTGGTTGTGCATTCGGATTCCATCTTGGGGCTGTCGCAACATCAGTCCATCCGCCTTTTTTATAATCATATTCTTGAGTTATTTCTTGATCATCACGCTTTATTGTCCTGGTTAACGGTTTGTGTTCTGGAGTAGTAGTCATGGCCTTGCCGAGACCTTCACCATAAGACTTGGCGAATCCAGGAACTTGCATAAGTTGCTGCATTTCTGGCGGCAATGAACTTCTCCACTTTTGTTCTGCTTCTGCAGCTTCTTTTTGCCGACGCATTTCCTCCTGCATCTGTGCCATCTGCATTTGCCGATACTGTTGCATGGCTTGTGCTTCCTGCGCGTCCTGCTGCATCTTCGCGGCCATCTGGTAGGAAAGCATCCCCTGTTGCATCCCGGATCCCAGTGCCTGCCCCAAACTAATAGGCCGCTGCCCGCGCTGCGGCACACCACCAGCCTGAAATAGCCCAGACGCCATACCCAGCAAGCCCATCGCTCTAGGGTCCATCATCGGATCTGCCATTTGTTTTCTCCTACACCATCCTGTTCAACGCAAGCCCAGTAACCAGCCCGCCTAGTGCATTTGCAGCCGTGTTACCACCCGGGTATGGACTGGCATTTCCGATAGGCCGCGTGGCATTTGCCAGATTGCCGTAAGCCTGCCACGGGTATTGCTGCATGAAGTTGGTTGCCTGTTGCCCCGCTTGTCCAAGCACGGGTGTAATCTTGCTCAGATTACCAACAGTATTGTTATATTGATTGGTTGCCAGCCACGGGTATTGTGACATGAAGTTAGTTGCCTGCATCCCGGCTTGACCTAACTGCGGTACAATCTGCGCTGCCTGTTGCATACGGTTGCGTTCCGGATTGAATAGTTGTGCCGCAAGCTGGCTAGACATTTCTTTCGAGTAAGCAGGCGCAAACGCACTGCGCTGCTGTAACGGACCAGTCATGTCTGCCCCATAGAACATGGAACCCATCTGCTGTGTTACATCGTTAAAGATGGACTGGTACAGAGGATTGTCCGGCGTCAGGTAAGCCCCTGCCATCGTCTGATTCATCAAGTCATAGGCATTACCCAGCCCACCCATGTACATCTCATAGTTCAGCAGTTCGTCTTCAGACGGATTCAGCGTGTTCTGATAGGCTTGATAGGCATTCGATAGCCCAGTATCGACGGCCTGCTGTGCGCCTCCCAGGGACTGCATATATTGGTTGAACCATGCTTGTTCTTCTGGGCTAGGTGTACTCGTTTGATCGTACAATCCCCGACCTATGTCCCATAGTTCGTTCAATTGCCCGACATTCCACGGCACTTGGATTTCCACACCACCCCCAGGCGTACCGGCTGCACCAAGCCCTGCACCGAGCGCCGGCAGGAGCCACGAGGGAAGATTGCCTAATAGGTCACCGGCACCACTCAGTAAATCACCGGCACCACTTGCAACATTTCCCGCACCCGGAGTTCCGCCAGATCCCCCAGTAATACCGTTCAACAAATTGTCCAACCAACTGCCATTATTGATAACGCCAGTACCGCCCAATTCAGGCGCTACGCCACCAACATTCCCACCAACAAACGGTGACAACACATCCGGGATGTAAGGTGCTGTTGCGCCTGCCACTGCTCCAGCCCCGGCAGCTCCAGGAACGACACTTCCACCTGTAGCAAGCCCACCAGAAATAGGATTCAGATAGGCTCCCGCATCAAGTAAGCTGGGCGTGAGTCCGCTTGTTCCGGTGCTACCTAACGGGCCACCAGCACCGGGCATGGGCACATTGGAAATGCCAGGAATAGCTGCAGCCCCACCATACCCAGCCGTACCGGCAAGCAGCCCAGGATTCTGCGTTCCGGCAAGTCCTGCCGCCCAGTCACTTCCAATAACGTCTGCCGCCGCTGTCGGTGCGGTCGCTGCTCCACCAGCCGCAGATGCCGCACCCCCAGTTATCAAGTTGTTCAACCCGTATCCACCAAGTGCCGCTGCCGCAAGTGGAGCTAAGTCACCAACTACTTCCGTAAACTGATCGAAGACTCCTTTTTTCTTAGATTCTTCAAACCTTCTCAACTTATCGCCGTATTGGGCCATCAAGGATTCTTCTTGCGGCGTGAGGCCAGTCCAGTTCTGGAGTAACCCCCCCGGACCAAAGACCATTCCGGCAGAAGGCCCTGGATTGAATATGTATTGATCTGGAGTAAGCAGCGCAGGCGGCACACCCATCAAAAACGAGTTAATCTGCCGCACATACTCCGGGCTGAATGGGCGAGTCCCGGGTGCATTTATATCTGCCGCCGCCTGCGTATATCCACTCGGATTAAACACTGGACTGACGGCCATGTTCAATGATCCAATGGCTTGAGGCGGATTGATACCACCACCGAAAAATGATCCTATTGCCATGTCTGTTCCTTCACTGGAATGCTAAATAAAAAATATCTGCCGTACCTGTTGGACTACCAACTTTACTCCAGCTAACAGTAAAACCATTGGAATTTAACGAAGTAATAACTCCGGTTTGGTATGCGCTAGTAGCCGTCATCAATACTATGCTTGTCCCTGATGCTGTCCCGTAAGTGTTAGCACCATCCGGGTTCCTGTCAAAAATTCGGAAACTATTAGTGCCATCATCTATCCCAATCGACATTGCAGATGTAGTTGTCACACCAGCAAGGAAAAATACCAATCTCGGTTGAAACCCAGTATCCGTAATTGACTGTGTTCCTGATGCAGTAGTCAAATCTCTTTGAAAGCTACCCATCTTGAACGGCACAAGAAAATCACGCATTGCCGAAGCACTAGCCAACCCAACTAGTGTTCTTCCTGCTGCTGTAATCGAGCCAAGCGCAGCCGTTGTACTACTCGTGAAATAGGGGAACTGGTCAGCAGCCGGAGATAACCCGGCAATCGCCTGCAACTGAGGATCCTGCGTCTGTACGTTCGTACCAGGCACTAGCCCAAGCGTGGACTGCCATTGGCCTTGCGTTGTATCGTCCAGAAGTGTCCTGGAAAATGTAGATACCGTCCCTAATGCTGCTGTGGTACTACTCGTGAAATATGGGAACTGGTCAGCAGCCGGAGATAACGCCGCTATCGCAGACAATTGGGCATCTGCCGATTGAAACGCAGAAAGCGGCGTCAACGTTGCCGTAGTGGCTGTATCAAAATACGGGATGGTGTCAGCGGTCGGGGTGACATTCGACAGTCCGTTAAGTGCCGGGTTATCCCACAGGTCGGAATCTATGTCTCGGAATCGGTCATAGAGGCCCAGGACGAGGCGATGCGCCCAGTCCTTGATACCGTGCCGTTCGATCTGGTCAGCAGTTGGAAGGCGTGGGTCTCCGCGCTTGCTCATGCTTCGCCGTCTTCCTCAAAGTCAAACGCAAGTTCCGACAGTTCTGGAATTTGTCCAGAAGTAATCGGAATACTGGGCGTATAGGGAATAATGGTAACGTTGAACTTTTGTGCAGATTCCATGACTTCCAATTTAACCGGCGAATTGGGGGACCAGGATTCTCCGATAAGAGTTCTTCCATTGAAAACCAAAGACCCAACTGCAGTTCCAGGATCATTAAATGTAGAAAGATTCCCAGTTGCGGCAATCTGGGTATTGGTGGACCGTGGGAAAATCCACCGTGGCCGAACTTGTTTTAGTGTCCTGAATGATCCCCATCTACCTATGGGTGAAATTACAAAAGATCCACTTGAGGTTTCGGTAATCGTAGATTGTTGCCCGCCAACATACCTTGGGGCGTTGTTGGACGAACCTATAATCGCAGGCTCCATGCCAAATGTAGTATGGATGTTGTTAGCAACGTAACAGGACCACTGCCCTGCGACAAATCCCCACGCTTCGCGGTTGTTGGTTCTTTCGTAGTTTAGACATACCGTGTAACTTCTTTCTTCTGTGGTAGAGCCTATTGGATAGAACCAATAGGCGATTTTCTTTCCCTCATCAACCGCGCTCTGTATAAGTTTCCTTCTTGCCCAGTTGAGAGACAGTGCGCCAATTTGCATAATGTGTTCTCTGCATGGAGCATTCAGAGCAATAGGTCGCGTACCATCAAAGATATAGAAATCATTTCGCCCAATAAATAAATGTGCATATCCAATGTCAATGATTGAACCATTAGCAATGCAACCGATGCTTCCAGGTATCTTCTCAAATGCCCAAGTGTTGCTTTGAGGCCCGACGTATCTCCCCAAAAAGATGGCGTGTTCCTTGTAAATTACGATATTGTCACCAAGCCGCTTCATCCCGGTAATAGGGCCTGGAGCAGAGGTCAACTGCCCTGTCGCGCATTGCGTTGTAACGGATGGTGCCCAGTCTGTCGGATTCCCCAGAGCGGAGCATATCCATTGAGAGGATGATGTTGCGGTATTCGCCACGAAAGCGAATTGATTGACAATTTCCAGGTACGCCGCAGACGGCGCACCCGATACATCAGCAAAGTTCCCTGTTGCCGTTCTCCTCTGTAGAACATTGCTTTTCTGCGCTGCCAATGTTGCATCTTCAAACTGTGCAAATGCCCACGGAAGGCTTGCGGTTGCCGTGGCATATGCCGTTGAGCGACCGACGTTTGTCCAAGAGACAAAGGCGCTACTCATGTAAATCTGTGAATTCGTGGAAAGAAATATCCTCGATGTTTCATCAAGGAACTGCACAGACGCCATGCTTATGGCTGTTCCGCCAGTAAACGTGCTTCCAGATACCGGGTAATTCGGGATTATTGAATAACCGTTTCTTGTCGGTAATATACTGCTACCGAACATCAACACGCCTTCATCATCGGACTTTATGTCCGGTTGAAACCCTTTTAACCTAACAACGTATTCGCCCATTACACCACCTGACTTAGTGTTCTAATACGCAGGACAGAGCCGGAATGCCGATCCTTAGAATCCTTGGCTTCCATATCTTGCAGGGCCTGCTGAAACCGCTGCTCCCAAAGCGGGAATCGCTTTTCATCTTTCAGATAAGGTTGGGCTTCGATCAACGACCCGAACAGGAATACATCCGGGTTATTGGTAAACAAGCTGTGATTCGTGGTGGATAGCGCAGCAGGCTGCTTGTAGTAGAGGAAATCAAAGGTCAGGCCACTGGCAGGCGTTCCACCAATCACCAGGTTTTCCCCCTCGATGGTGAAGGCTTCCGGGGTACTGGTTGTGGTGGATCCCATGTATCTGGCGTAAAAATCTTCAGGCGGAATGTAGGATAGCTCTGTCTTTGTAGAGCCATTCATGAATAGGCGCTTACCCTCCAGGTAGGACGATGGCAGACTGACAGTTGCCGTGCCCGTGCTGGTCACAGTAGCAATGGTCTCCATCTCTCGTACACGCAAACGCCGGTAGATGCGCCGCTCAGCGAGCGTGATGAAATCCGGAATGATAGTGGTTAGGTCGCTGCGATGGAGCCAGCTTGCGACTGCTGACGATAATGCTGTGTAGGTATTAAGGGCCATATCGCGTCAATTACCTTGTCTGGATTGATGTGCGGACCAGTAGGAATCAGATAATGATTCCGCCAGATCCACTCCGAAACCGGAAATTTTCCACCCTGCTTGAAGGCAGGCTGCAGATTCAGTGGAGGGAACATAGGACGAGTCTCAACGTTGTCAGGCCGTTTAGTGGCCTGAACAGCAAACATCCATCTACCCCGCCCAGGAAGGCAAGACGCGAATCTTGAAGAATTGTGAAGGCGTGCTGAGAGAAGATCCTGCACCCGCTCAAGCTGGGCACACGCCACCGCAGCCTGCAGGTTTGTCAGTCGAAAATTAAGGCCAGGGATATTATGGCAGTAGTTAAGATCAAACCCCCCATCCCGCCACGACCGGGCATTGCCCAACTGACCGGACAAAGCCCCCCCTTCCCCGCATGATATAACCTTGTTTGCGAAAAAGCTATATGCCGCCAGTTGACCCCGTTGCGGTACTATCCCAAACGCTTGACAGGAATCCTCCAGGACCGGCACCCCGAACTTGGTGAAATCGCCGGCATCCAGACCAAGCAAATGAACCGGCATGATTGCCTTGGTCCGGTGGCCCACCATATGAACTACTTCGTTCTGGTCCATGCCCCAAGTGTCCGGGTGTACATCCACCAGGACCGGGGTGGCTCCCAATGCCAATACCACGGATGCCGTGGTCCCGAACGTCAGATTAGGCACCAAAACTTCGTCGCCAGGTCCTATTCCAAGGCTTTTAAGTCCCAGATAGAGAGCTGCTGTGCCCGAGGTACATACTATGGTCTCCCGGCCCAGAAAACGACTTAACTCCGCTTCCAGCCTGGATACAAATGCTCCCCTGTGGCTTAACTCTTTCTTATGGATTGCCTCTGATATATAAGCTAATTCATTCCCAGATAAATCCAGATCAACCAGCTTTACGTCGGATGTCATCTTCTTCGCAAGTTCCTATTTGTACTTCAATTACTTGCAAAATATCATCCGTTTCGTTCGCCAGTTGATGCACCTTTCCTGCAGGTACATGGGTTGGCTGGCCACCGTCTTCCCAAAACCACCATTCCTGCCTAAAATCATGCACTTGTTCAGAAGTAGCCCGCCCGGGCAATATCTTCATTACCTTGACCTTGAGCTTAGGGCTCTCCCACAGCACATCATAAGATCCCCATAGTCTTTGTACTGTCTTGACCCTATTTACCAGGCCGCTGGAACTCTGCACCTTCGCACCCAAGTTAAACAGAGTGCCGATACCCATCTCCCGGCAAAGCACGGTCTCAGGCGCATTCTCAGGGCTTCTATCACCACCGTTCGCAAAGATTGTTGGCTTGTGCTCACGAATCGCCTGATTAACACTGCCATCGGTATCATCTACCGGCACAACCTTATCCACATACTTCAAACTCTGCAGGATCTTCGCCCGCTCATCCCAGGACATAAATACATATCCTTTTTTACGAATAAGCCACTCATCAGAATTCAACGCGACGATCACTTTTCCTAACTGAGCGGCCCTGGAGATGTATTCGAGATGTCCGCCATGAAGCGGATCAAAACCACCACTAACCATCACCGAAACCGAAACAGATGCTTCCATGTCAATCCTTCCGCCATTTCTGCTGGAGTCCACTGCGTATAAGCTAAATCCCAAGCCCACTGATGCCTATCAGGTTTCCAAGGGTTTTCAAGATCGTCCAAACACCGATTAGCACAAGCGAGAGCCATACTGCCAATATCATCCACGAATACTGGGATACCTTCGATAAGACCTTCAACCGCCGTATTCGACGAGTAGGTAACGACTGCATGAAATCTACTCCAATCAATCGGCCCAGTAGAGTATTCACAACCGCTCAGCGGCGGTAGTTGCGCTTTCGGATGCGGCCTGAACCAAACCGTCCTATGTGAAATATCGTTTAGTTTTCTGGCAGTGCGCTGCAGCCAGTCTAAGTGGTCAGAGTTTTCCACACTCGCATCCCAAGGGACTTGAGCTGCGAGAAGAATGTCTTGTCCTTCGCTTTTCCAGGGCTGGAGTTGGGTTGCGAGCTTAACCCATCTGTCTGCCGGACTGTGCTGGTTGCGGAAGTCTGCCCTGCCGTTGAGTCCATCGAAGCCCGCTGCGTAGTAGTTTTCTTGCGAGTCGCCCCTTTTGACGTAGCCTGTTTCAAGTACGATGCATTTCCTTTTCGCTTTCCGTTGCTCATCTATGACTCTCCCCCGATGCTTGGAAAAAGGAACTGCAGATTTATAGACGCCAAACACAACGCCTACATCTGATTCCGAATATTGCTCTACATTGAATAGCCGTTTCGGATCAGGACAACCATCGTAGAACGCCACCAACACACGGTCATGGACCGGATCACCACTCAGATACACATGAATCATAGTCTGCGAATCACAACACGATTAACATCACCATCATATTCCTCTGTAGATCCTGGAAGGCTCCATTTGATGCTGGGACTGGCATAAACCACGAGGCGCTTTGCCAAACTGCACAACTTCTTCCAGGTTTCGTTTACGTCCAGCGTAGTAATCTGAGTACACCAAACCACTTCATGCTGTTTGCTGTAATTGAATACACTTTTGACTTCAAAATATGGCCCGAACAAGCATGTTGCCGCTTCTATCGCATCATCCCATACATCTATGCCGTGATATTCGGCTTGCCCACGCACATAAGGATATAGCCAACCACCGTAGCATCCCACATCCAGCACATCCCCCTTCAACTCCGGCAGGAATTTCTGCACAGTAGGCCAGATTTGACGCGTCATCTTGTCCCGCCACGGCGCCAACACCTGTAACCCTGTTCTGGCTGCTATGTCTGCCGCTTTGCCTTGTATGGGATTGCTGAGAGAATTTCGTAAATATTCCGCAAGCACATCATCGGCAGACATAGACCAGGAACATCCCTTCCGTGCCATGACTAATGCCGCTAACCTTGCTTACTTGACAATTCCGTTCTTCCACCCGCCAGCCGCAACCTTCCAACAACAGATCAAATTCTTCTGGCGTATAGTGCCGCTGATGCGGGTAATCATCCCCGGCAAACTTCTCAGGAAAGAACTTGTAACGTTCTTCGTTGGGTACGCTGCAGATCAATTTACTCGCTGCTCCCCGTGCTTTTCGCAGGAAATGCTGCGGCGACTTTAGATGCTCAATAGTCTCAAATGAGACTATCGTATCGCATTCTGGCAGATCGCAGACTTCCAGATTATCTACGATGTATTCCGGCCCGGCGAACTTGTCTATGGCCCACATGATTGCCCCGGAATCAATATCTATGCCCGTTACCTGCAAGCCAACACTGTATAGATATCCCGTGCCATAACCACACCCGCAAGCCGCATCTACCGTCCTGCCTTCCGCTTCTCTAGCAGCAAACTTGTAACGCTCTTGATGGTCCAGCCGTGCTTCTTCAAACTTTGTTACCCACTGTCTAGTTTGATCCACCTAGAATCCCTTTCGCGTAATCACCAACCCCTGAAAGTGCTCCCCTCCATCCCGCCATAACCTGATCCAGTGAAGGCTTGCTACGACCCTTTACCAGCCCCATCTTCTTGCCCATGGCATCCGCTACCGTCATCGCCATCAATCCTGGGGCTCGTAGCGGGTTATCCGCTGTCTGTTCTCTGGCAAACAACTCCCTGTCAAGCTCAGCCAATCTCGGTTGACTCGGATGATTGGGTGGCAATTGTGCTCGCAGCCGGCGAATCATAGCCCACTTCTGAAGCAGATCAGGAGGGGCTGTATTGAAGTCGGTCACTTTTTCTTCTTCTTCAGAATGCCGGTTTTCTTATCGGCCTGGTTAAACTCTTTTGACACCTTTGCAGGCGGGCACGAATCGTATAACGCCCCATGCGCGCAAGCTGCCATGAACCTAGCCTGCTTCTTGGATTTGCTGGGCATTTTGATTCCTCCAGTACGGTTCACTACGATCAATCACAAGATCCTTACCCGTGCTTCTGGAATGCTTGCGCGGGCCTTTCCTGTGATCCATGTAGGTTCCTAGAACACTGTTTATAAAAACATGCATGGTGCCTTGCGGGAGATGCGCCGCCAGGTTTACAAACTGATCCTGTGCGCCGCTGCTTGCCCGCAATTCGTCAAACGCTTCGCAGTCATGCCATATCTTATGCGTCATCCAGGCCCCGAACAGGAAATAAGCCTTATATGCCCGCATGAATCGTTCGCAAAGGGGATGCTTACTGTTCCATCCGAGACACCCGGATTCCGTGTAATACCATCTCTCCCCACTAGCCGTATGTCGCCCTAGATAACAACACAACTTGTCATCCGGTAATAACTCATCAAGAAACATATAAGGCACGGCACTGTGAGTAACGCTATCAGCATCCAGCCAGAAAACTTTACCGCCATACTGCTCCAAGGCATGAGCCTGCATGAAAGGCTTACGGGCCATACGAGCATCCAGATTGATGTTGTACTGTCCGTCAGGCAGAATACCCTTCTGAATGTCGAAGGTCAGCGCATCCATAAAGTCTTTGATATGCCTTACCTGCCAGTAATCTTCCCACCCCTGCATCCGTCTGAATACATCATCACCTTCGTAATACACCACCAGCCTGACGTTATCCGGCCAGAATTGCTTGAAGGTACGGATGAACTCTTTGCCGTATAGCTCGTATCCTTCTTCTGTGAAACTTGTAATGACAGTGTTCATGCTACTTCCTTAGTTTTATGTTGCGGAACCATATCATGAAGCATTGCCTGCCATTCGTCGGCAAACTCTACCTGCTCATAACCGTCAATGAACGGCGCGCCCAGCGTCCAGTGTACCAACTTGGCATTCTTGTTCGGCGGATATTCCTGTACCAGATGATTCCATTCGACCGGCAGATCTCCAATCAAACATTCATCCGGTAGCCATTTGAACTGGTGCAATTCAGCCCCTGATGCCCTACTAATCCATGTCGGAGTCAGGAACTCCCGGCAACGCCAAGTATTCAACATCATCACACTGCTTTGATTCTTACGCGGGTAGTTTCTGTTACCCTGGTTAAAGAACTTAGTAGTGACTTTCGTTCGGTAGTCATGCTTTACCACCAACACAGCTTTATCAAACTGCGTGTGTGTATATTTCCATAACTCCGTGATATCGCCACGCGCCATCATATCTGAACCATCTATCCACAGAATCCACTCTGCCGGATGCCGCCCCTGAGTCTCTATCCAAGGCGCCAGAAACCGAGTACGGCTAAAGTCAGTAGCATCTTCTGGCCTGCGACGCACACCATATTTCTCCAGCAACGGTAGCGCCATTGGGGTAATGGATATTGGCTGCGTTGCCTGCTTGATGATGGACTGACAACAAACATGAAACCCCAAGGCTTCCTTGGGATCATAACCCATGTAAATCTTACGCATTATTTATCCAGTCCCGCTGAAACTCAACTGTAGGCAATGCACTGCTCACATACTGTTCCGCTCACATCCTTCTTGAGATGCGCCGCCCTGAGCTTTATAAACTCTGGGGAATTCCAGGCTTCCATGAACGTCTGCGTTTTCAAGTCTCCCATCCGCCAATTGGCGTTCGCGTCGAAGCAGCAAGCCGACAGATACCCCTCTGCGGTAACGTGACCTTCCGTAAATGCGGACCAGCAGGGTAGTGGGTCTCGCAGAGCTTCAAGCCTTCCCTGGTTACCTGCGGTGGGACGATAACCCAGTTCTTCTTCTCGCTGAGTGGCAAAAGAGCCCATGCTGTAAAGTGGTAGCCAATAATGCTGGTCCACGAAAGGTACAACCATCCGGCTAAGCAACGATTCCATGCGAGCCTGCTGTTCTCCGTCAAAACGGATACTACTTGCATATAATCCGCATTTGTAGTTTCCATCATCGCGTACCTTCTTCGCCGACCGTATGTTCTCCAAGGCCCTATACCAGTTCTTTGCCTTGACCCCCATGATGTCTTCAAACTGCTCAGGATCCGCCGCATTCACGGACCATTTCAGGCTATCCAGTCCTGCATCCATTACTCGTTTGACGGATTCAGGATCAGCAAGACTTGCATTGCTGGTCAGAAACACATACGGAAACTCGATCCCCTTACACCACCGAATGCAATCCACCAACAAATCTACGTTCATAAAGGATTCGCCAAGATAGAACACACCAATTTCTTCTACCCCGGATTCACGCATTTCCAGCGTCATCTTACAAAACAGCCGGAAATCCATATCCTTTTTGGGCTGGTGCTCCCGTGTTCTGAGCGCACAGAAACCGCATAAATAATTACATCTGGGGCTAACTTCAATCTTGACTGACTTAGGTGCCGGCAGAATGCTGCTCAGATACTCGCCACTAACTTTTGTGATGGCGTCGATTCTCTCCGTGATACCCAATTTTTGAGTCTCCTGCTTACGTCATCAATAGGCCAATTAAACTTCACATCCTGCCGGAACATCTCTATAGAGTTGTACCAGGGAATCTTCTCGCCTTGCATTTGATAGAACCATCGTGGCTTTGCAGGGGCTAATACCCAGCATTCCTTGCCCAGCGCGCCAGATAAATGTACTACCGCCGTGGTCACACTGATAACCAGGTCCAGTTCCGCTACCAATGCCGCAGTTTCATCGTAGTCCCACGCTTCTGCCGCCCTGCGCCAATGATGAATCTTGACACCGTGTTTCCCGTGAAACGCTGCAATCTCATCCCGTGCATCTTTGTATTGGAGACTGATCCAATCCGCATCCACCGACTTGAGGATTGGTGCCAACGCTTCCAGTGACAGGCTGCGCTTCTGAGTACCTGTTTTCGGAATCCCACCTGTCCAGGCTATCCCTATCTTCGGCTTACTTCCAAGGCTATCCAGCAATGCTCGCCACTGTATCCGGCGTTCCGTATCCGCAACGAGATATGGCGTTCCTGGAAATTCCTTCGCATTCCGCCGAAACAGTCTTCCAAGACTTCCGAAAGCAATTCGTCCGTCAATCTGATAATCATCGGTCCACGGCACTTCATTCTTATAATAAGTGCCATACACTTTAGCTTTCGGGAATGTCCGTTCGAACAAGCCCTGTAGTCGCGCATCCACTTCTAGGATGGGATTCTCGATCAGCGATAGCGCATCCGGCAGAATCGTACCGAAGCTGATAACATCTCCGATACCCTGCTCCTGGTAGAGCACTATCGTATTCGCGTGTTTGCCGTCCCATCTTGGTTCTGGAGGATCGCAGTAAACCCGTTCCTTACGTTCCTTGATATGCCCAAGAGCCGCTTCGTAACACTCCCATCCCGTTGCCCAATCTTGAACCATCAGACAAGCGAGAGCTTTGTTGTCCAAAGCCTGAATCATCCCAGGCTTGGCTTTCAATGCCAGATCAGCATACTTGATGGCTTCGTGCGGCTGGCACTTATGAATCGCGCACAGGCTCAGATTGTTGTAAGCAAATGGATCATCGGGCTCTGCTTCCAATGCGGATCTAAAACAGTTTTCCGCTTCCTGCAGATCATCGGGATTAGCCCATCGTTCAGAGAAGCACATCCCCATGTTGTTTAATGGTTCCGCCCGATGCGGAACCATGTAATGCGCCATCCGGTTCAGGTTATATGCCAACCCCAACTGTTCATGCTGCAGAGCGATATAACCTAACAGGAAGATTGCTGCTGATTCGTTGAAATTGATTGCCAGGACTTCATTAGCAAGTTTCCACGCTTTCTCGTAATCTTTTGCCTCTACTGCCGCCTTGGCTTCGTTCAACTTCCCTAAATATGAAATCCGCTGGTTGTCTTGAGATATTTCCATTCTGGAGAGTTAAGCAATCGCATGAGTAGTTCTTCATTACCAGCCTTCATAGGCCAGTGCTCAGGACCATAAGTACGCAACCACTGTTCCTGTACTACATTAGGAATGCAGGCGTAATGCCACATCTCATTCTTGATCCCCTTTCTTGAATAGTCTGAATCATTTGCCAGAGTCTTGTTGCCATCAAGCACAGGATCCACCCGTTGCAACGTTTCAATCGTTGTTACACCTGTAGCAAAATCATAGTGAAACAACGTCTTCAAATCGCCGTATTCGTCAAGAATTTCAGTTCTGATCGTCATGTAAAAAGCGAGGGGCTTATTAGGCCCCCCGCAGATTCACTACATTACGAAGTCGTGCAAGTAGTCACTTTGCCGCTTGACTTCTCATTGCGCGCTTCCAGCGTGGCTTCTGCAACCAGATGCCACTTCTCAGAGTCGCCGGTTTTGGCCAGCTTCTCTTTCGTGACACCACGCAGATAAGCCACCGACCAATAATCCATATCCAGGACCAGCACGGTTGCATCCCGACTAAACCTGGAAGGAACAATGGTCAGCGTGCCGAAGTCACTCACGTACACATCGGCTGCGCCCTGGATGGTGCCCGGTCGCCGACCGGTCACATCATTGTATTGCGTGGCAATGCCAGCAAACGCAGATGCCCGTTGCTTGTTGAACGGACCCACCAGCACGGTTCTGGGCTCACCACCTTGCGTCCAGCAAGCCTTGATGATGGCTTTCAGGTGCGCTTCAGTGAAGGTTCCAGACGCAGAGTTATCAGTCGGGGCAGTCACGGTCCCGGAGATGAATCCAGGAGTCGTGGGTGAACCACCGGAACCGATATCCGTGCGGTTTGTGAACAGCCAGGATTCCACAGAAGCCAGAGTCCTCCCCGCCGCAGTCGTGCCGACGGTAGAACCCTTGTTCTGCGACAGGCTGGATTCCAGGTCACGCAACAGTTCCTTGCCGCGCTTGGCAAGCTGATACGCAACTTCAGAATCGCGGCCCGCTTTATCAACCGTTTCCATCGTGCCGGAAATCTGAATGACTTTCTTCAGGATCTGGCAGTAATTACCAAGCCGCGTGGTAGGCGGCGAAGTAGCGGTCGTGGAATCATCCCCTTCCGGGTTCGCGTTCGCAGCATTTGCCGCGACAAGTGCATCGGTCTGCCATTCGTGATAGCGTTGCTTCGCAGTAGTCCGCGCAGCACGGGACATGAATGGGCGTTCCGTGGGACTGATATCGTAAATCGTATCAGTCAGATCTTCCCTTACGCCAATTGCTTCGAATTGGGTAAGCGTTCCTGCAGTAACAGCCATTGTTAGGCTCCTTTACTTGATACTTCCTCTAGCAAGGAATAACGCCGCAGCGTCTTCCACCCTTCCAGACTTGCGTAGTCTGGTAGCGGCATCGTCTGCCACTTTCGCTTGAGGATTAGCTGTTTGCTTGGAGCCTGGTTTTACAACCTTGGGCACCACCACAGCGCGTTTCTCAGCAATCGGCTTGGCTTGTAGCTGCCTGTACTTAGAGGCGTCGTGAAGTAGCTTAATCACTCGTGCATCAACCACACCGTTCAGTTCTTCCTGACTGAAACCGTAATCCAGTCCACCCTTGAGGATGGTCTGGTACACTTCCTGGTTCCACCCCGGAATTTCCCGCTTCAGTGTATCAACACTCTTTTCCACAGCCTCAGCCATCGCCGCTTTTTGCTGCTCCTGCTGTTGCTGCATAAATTGTTGCTGTTGCTGTTGCATCTGACCAAACATCCCCTGCACTTGCTGCGCCTTACTCGATAGCCGCACATATTCTGCCGGGTCTTCAGATGCCAGCTTTTGCCAGTCCACATTCTTTAACTCCGGGGCCACTAGCTGCCCGATCATGGCTTGCATGACCTGGAGTTGGTTCACATACTGCTGTTGAGCTTCCTGCGCCGCCCTGTCAATCTGCGTTCGCGCTTCCTCTCGCATTTTCGAGACTTCCTGCGTTTTGCGGGTATAGTCCGCTTGACGCATGTAGCCAGATTGCAGATCTTTAAGGCTGAGCTTGACCGATTGATCTGCCCCATCGTCACCCTTCACGGTGACTTCAAAAATAGGCGCTTCATAATCGAATTCAATCGTTTCACCAGGCGCTTCTTCCTGCGGCTGATCCTGCTTTTCAGGTTCTGCAGCCTGCGGCTCCGGTGCCGGCTCAGCCTGTGGACTTGGGGCTTTTACCGGATCTGGTCCAAATTCATCCGACATTCCGCTCTGCCGGACATAGTTAAGCAACTTCTCATGTACCGCTTGTTCCTGCTCGATAGGATGCACATACTTGGTCGATACGAATCTGCCACCATCATCACGTGGCTGTTCCACCGACCCGGGTTGGTTCTGTGCAACTCCCGGACCTGTGTTCACTTGGCCTTCTGTCATTTACCTTCTCCAAATAGCAGAGATGCCGCGTTTCTCCTGCTCTATCTGGAGTTTCGCCAGCTTCCCGGTTTCGATATAGGATTGCAGGGCCTGCCGGAATAACTTGGTAATCTTGAACAACCGCCAATAGTCTTCCCGCTGATCCTTGCTTTCCGCCATTTCCCACCTCTGAATCGTTGCGGCTTCAATCTCATCCAAAGCCTGCTTGAGAAGGGGCTGCTCCAATAAAAAACGGGCTTCTTCAGCCCGTTGAATCTCCTGCTCTGTATCCATTGTTACCCCATATTGATAAAATATCCAGGCGGCGGCATCATCAACCGCGTCACATCATCTGACATTCGTCCTGTAACGCCCGGATTTTGCAGCATAGGCCGCCAATCATCAGTTCGACTGGCCTGTTGCCTCGGACCACTTAGAAATTGCCCCGGGTTCTGCAGTATGTCAGCCCCTACATTATTAACACCCCAATTAAAGGCTTGCTTAGCAGGCTGCATAACTTGATTTCTCAATTGAGTCATCGCATTCTGCGGCATTGCTGTTCTCATACGACTACGCCAATCTGTAATACCCGACATGCCACCAAGTCCACCTAACCCACCCTGATTACTGCGCTGAGCGCGATAACGATCAAACCAGTTTGGCATCACATTTCTCCTAATGCATTAACAACCATTCATCATCGTCATCAAGATCGTCAGGCACCTTCTTGACCTTGATCTTGTTCCGGCCAACCACTTCCACATATTCCGCTTCCAGCCCAGCTTCAAAGCTGGTCAACTTCGGCATCTTGACCAAGACTGCCTTGGGCGTGAATGGGATCTTTGCTTCCTGGATGATTTCTTCTTCTTCATCCTCCACGAAGATATAGCGCGGAACACGTCTGCGATGCCTCCGCCCACCAGCCGCAACCTTCGCCGCCACGGAAGGCGGCACCACAATGCTGGAAACAGCTACAGCAGTGGAAATGCCTTCTGCGTTGCCAACCGCATAGGCTTCCGTTAGCGAAACCGCATTCGCAGTGGAAGTGCCTTCCGCATTGCCTATGGCCGCTGCACCGCTGAGACTGGTGCCTACAGCCTGGGCATCCGACGTACCCGCAGCATTACCTACGGCATACGCTTCTACCCTGCTTGTTGCCGTTGCCGTACTGGTTCCGGCTGCTACCGCTATTGCTCGCGCTTCCGCCTGTGCAACCGCCAATGCAACAGCCGTTCCACCAGACAGACCTACCGCATAGACTTCCGTGAACGCACTTGCCGTTGCAGTAGATGTGCCTTCAGCATTACCTACTGCCTGCTTCTCTATCGTCGCAGTTTCGCTAGCCGCCTGGGCATCTGATGTGCCTGCTGCATGACCGACGGCATACGCATCTACACGAGATGTAGCAACAACCGTTGCCAATCCCGCAGAAACACCTACTGCATATGCTTCTGTAAGACTGACTGCATTGGCGGTTGCAATACCCTCTGCATTGCCAACCCCTACAACACTGGCTACACCAACCGCATTGACTGTTGATGTACCTTCCGCATTGCCGACCGAATAAGCCGCTGTCTGACCAGATGCACTTACCGTGCTGGTGCCGGACGCATTGCCGACTGCGTAAGCGTAAACAAGGCCAACTGCATTAGCCGTGCTGACGCCAGCGGCTGTGCCAACGGAACCACTGATCCCTGCTGAAAACCCGCCAACAAGACCTAAATGGGGAAGCGGAGCCGGGTGGCCCGCCGATCCGGGCAGATCCGCCGCCGCCAGCAGCTCGGTGCTGGGGAGAAGCGGTTGATAGGACCAACCGGCCATTAGGCCACTTTACGAATTGACCACCCGATGGAACGGTCCGTCCCGGCGAGTTTCTTCACCGTCACATCCCACCCATGAATCAGAATGAGCGAGGGCGAGACCCAGGTTTCCGCCATCGCCCCAGTGAGAATTGCTTGGTAGATTTCGCGCTGCGTGCCGCCACTCGTGACCTTTTCCTTCACCTTAATCTCATATTGCTCGGTCACCGTCATGGCTGCTGTATCCAAAAACACCTGATACACGCCATCATCGGTAATGGCCGCCGGCGTCGTCGAATTATTGGGGAGCGAGTATTCCGTCGTGCTGATGCTCGCGCTGTTGGTATAGGCTTCGGAAATCGCCACAGTTTACCCTCCGAGCGCGTAGGCAGCGATGTTCGGGTTATCGACCGTCCCCGAGTGCTGGGCGCGCACATAGACACCCGTCCCAGATGGGACGGGGAATTCCACGCCCGCCTGAATTGGCGGGTTGCCCAGCGCCTCGGCTGACGAACTGGTCACCAGCATATCGCTGATGATGATGTTAAAATTCGATCCGTCCCCGACTGCCAGATCTACGGCAATCGCGGCGTTGCCCCAGGTTGTGTCGGCAGTAGTGATCTGATACCCCACCTGCCACCACCACACCCGCGAACTCGTAGTGCCTAGAGATGTCCAGGCACCCTCGGAAGTGGTGCCCGGCGTGACCGACGTTCCCGCGGATGCGGTGACCCCATAGGCTTCAACGAATGAACCCTTGCGAATCACCGACGGATTGGCGGGTTGCTGCAGGATCTGCACGCCGACGCGAAATGCCGTGGTGACGCTGCCCCACGCCCTCGCCCCGATTGTCGAGCCCGGCGGAACGTAGAGCGGAAAATAGTAATACACACCGGCCCGGCCCGCCGTCAGAGAGCCCGCGCCACCGACCAGCAGGTCGGGAATCCGCACGGTATAGCTGGTGCCGCCCGCTTCGTCCACGCCAATATCCATCGCGTAGTTGCGGGATTGCGAACTGGCGCCCGATGTGTGAACCCAGATCAGCACACCATAGGCTGCATCACTCGTCGGTGTGCTGATCACGTTCGCCCAGGACCCCTTGGCACCGGTCGCAGACGTGACCGACGTTCCCAGAGTAGAACTTGGCCTGCTCGTCCCCCACGAGTTAGTGAACCCGCCGAAGGTGTTAGCCCCCACCGGAACGTGCAACATCAGGCCACCTCGATATAGGTCAGGCAGCCATCGACGCTGATGGCCGCCGACAGTTCCAGGTTAAGCAGCGTGTTGGTGCCGGTTTGGAACCAGCCGGCGGGATTGAACGGCAGCGCAAAGCCAGTATTCGCCACCAGGTTCATTTGTCCAGTCAGCGCGGTGCCGCTGGCCCCGGATTCAAACCTTACATTGACCGTGCCAGCCGAAACGAGGAATGCAGAGACTACCCGGATCTTCTTGGAAGCCACCGCCGCAACCAGGGTGTTGTCGCCAGAGCTTGCCGCGTCGATGATCGCGAACTTGGGTGTGACCACCGTGCCAGAATCCGTCATCTGCGTCGATTCAAGGCTGGCCTGCACCGGCATCGGCGCGGCCACCGAGGCATCCACGGCGCTGCCGTCCACACCCCATGATGGCTTCACCCGTGTATAGCAGACGCTCGAAATATCATCGGCGGCGAACGCAGGACCGGCACC